TGGTGACGCCTTTAGATGGACACTTTCGATCCACAGGTTTTAACCATTCACGCCATTCATCTATCTCAATTATATCAGCCATTTCAGTTCTCCTTTACTCTTTGAGTTTTTGTAGAAGTCGGTTCGCTTCTTTAATGGTCACTAACGCTTGTGTTCGTGTTGAACCGTTGTCTGCGCGACCTGATACGTAGTGTTCCAACAGAGCCTTGAGGTCTACGATGACGTTGTAGATATCTTCCTCTGTTTGGATCATTTCATTAACTTCATGATTAATGGTAGTCATTTCCATATCCTTTGTGTTGTACTAGGACGTGTCCTAGTACGTTGATTTTACATAGTGCTTGCGGTGATGTGCAGGGCTTTGCCGTGTGTTGGCTTTGCACTTTTGTTGTCGATGATGCACCAGAGCAGAGGGTGATCCCACGTACCCCAACCGCCAAACAAGTAACCATCGGTAAGAACGATGGACGCTTGAGGCTTGATGTTGTGCTTAGTCATGTACTTGTTGACACAAGTGATATCTGTACCGCCGCCGCCTTTAACTTCGGTGCTAGAGATAATCGTATCTAGTTCATGCTCTTCATAAATCTCAGCGCCGCACACTTTAGTGTCCCAGTAGATGATGTGTACGCGGGATGGATTTACCGTCTGTGCAATAGACTGCAACTCGCCCATGAAAGCGGGGAGTACATTCGGCGCGTAGGTAGAACCAGATGTATCTATCAAGATAGCAAGTTCACCAATCTTCTCGGAGATACCACTAGGAAGATATACACCTGCCGACATAAACCTACGGTTCGGACGGCGATAGGTAGCGAAATCGTTGCCTGTAAACAGATCAACAATAAACTCGCGGGTTGCTTCACGCCAGTTGACTTGCGGCTGTAACAGTTCGTCAAAGTCACGATCACCACCAGTGCCATCTTTACCCGCAGCAAGTTCACCTTGACGGACAGCATCATCTATCTCTTTCTCAAGGTCTTTCTTCTCTTGGTCAGACATATCTTTTGCGCCTTCCCAATCGTGCTCGTCAAAGCTGCCATCATCGTCACCAGTTCCACCGTTGCCACCAGTGCCGCCATCGCCACCCTCACCATCTTCCTCGCCTTCTTCTTCCTCGCGCTCTTTCTTTTTCTTGTAGATGTGCCAGAAGATTTTAGCGGTATCCCATCCACGATACTGTTCATCGAACAACACCATGCTAGGCATCTTGATAAAGGTGTGGTCTGTCGCGCCACCAGACAGCTTGATGTACGTGTCGTACAGTTTGATGTTGATGTAGTAATCCATCGCACGATTAGCGGTGTCAGGACAGATAGCCCACAGGTGCGCCCACGTAATCAGGTGACGAAAGGCTTTATGATACCCTTCGTGCATGATAACAAAGCGTAACTCTGCGTCTGTCAGTTTCGCCATAAACTCTTCAGAATACCATTCGTCTCTGCCGTTGGTGCAAGCGGTACGAACATTCCTGTCACTAGGACGCGTACTAGATACAACCTCACAAGAGCCAACCATCAAGATACCTGCGATTGTCGGGTCTTTAGACATACAGGTAATGCGGTTCTTATTTAGCCGTTGGGCAGGTGTTACAGTTAGTGCAAACATTATAGTTCTCCTCATGTACTAGGACGTGTCCTAGTAGGTTATGTAAGCTGAGATCTACCCGGAAAAAGTAAGTTAGAAGTACCTTCCCCGGGTATAACCTCAGTTAGTATAGGTAGATGTACGTGTTATACGTCGTGCGTATCATCAGCCTTGAACATATACTGGTTCTCACGCATGAACTGACTAAACTTAGCGTTAGTCATAACCAGCGTTTGATGCTGGTATTTTTTGGTACGGACGCCATTGGCAAACATACCCTGTGCCTCGGTGTCGAGACGGTTGAGGTAAGTCATCCACGGCGTGATGTATTCTTTGTCCATAGTAGCCAAAGAACGGAACACCACCATACAAGTAGCAGATGCAGACTTAGGTACGATAGCGTTCATGGGATCAGTTCTGATACTCTCCCGTGTCGGGAGTTGATCCGACATTTTGATATGGGCAATGCAGTCCATACCACCACGCTCACCGATAGTACCGCAAGCGGCGGCGATCAGAGTTTCCTCGTCAATCAAGTGCCGTTGCTTCACAATGTTAGACAGCTTCTCCAAGCTGCGCGGCGTGACAAAAGATGTACGCTGCTCGGCAGGGTGGAAGATGTAGGGATTGTCGGACGGGTCGCGCACTTGGTCAAAGCCTTGAAAGATCATTTCGTTGTCCTTGGCCCACGACAGTACAGAGTGATCTATACCGTTGTTGATACCCCAAGTGATCCACTCCATAGCGGTAGACTTACGCACGTTCACGATGGTCAACCTGTTACGTGCATGTGCAGGTAGTATATCACCCACACCCTCGCTACCAAGATTGGTAGTACAGAACACGATGCTATCAGGATGCAAGGTGACGCTGCCCATCTTGCGCTCCAACATCAACCGCGTCAAAGCCAGTTTCACAGATGGGTTCGCCTTGCCATACTCGTCAATCATAAGAATGATCGGCTCGTTCAAGTGCAAGCCCAGTTCTTCGTTGGTCAAGTAAGTGACGTACCCTGTAGCTGTATCCATTTGTACGATGTTCGGGATGGTAAGATCACCCAAATCCTTCGTGGTACAGTCACAATAGAACACAGTGTGTTGTGGTTTCTTCAGATGGATCAAGCCAGCGACAGATGTTTTGCCAACGCCCATGTGACCCTGCAACATCATAGTGTTGTTAGGTACTGCGGTAATAAGATCAGCGCACTGATCAAGGTTGAGTTCATAGTTCATTGTCGTTCTCCTCAGAACATATACTAGGACGTGTCCTAGTGTTGATAATTTTCAGGATGGTTGGTAGGGGCGATCACGCCGCCCTTACCCTTAGTATTTATCTTCGCTGTCAAAGATAAACTTACGTGCCGTTTCCAAATCGACTTCGCCCGTACCCTTACAGGTGCGGCAAGAGAAATCAGTTTGGTGTGATGTTGTCGGCATACAAGCAGGGCAGCGCACATCTAGGAACGCGTACACATCGTTGTCGATCTGCGGTAGACTTGGCCCCCGCTTGAAGTCTCTGTTGGGGTGATGCCACCGCCGCCCCTTTAGCTGCATATACTTAGAGCGTATCATTACCAATCGCTCCCCATGCCCAAAGCTGCGATCTGGTCGTTGACAGTTTTGAGCGCATCTGCTGCTACTGCCTGTACTTCCTGACGAAGTATCTCATCAGATTTAAGCTGCTCGGACGTTACATCGTTGACCAATGCTTCGTCCAGTTTGTCGGCCACCGCCGCCATATGCGTATCGTTATCAAGGTTCATTACACGTAGCAGGTCGATCATTTCCCGCACGTTAGGAACAAGTGTACCTTTGAAGGTTTTGACACCAACCTTACGGGTTTTCTCCACACCGTTTGGATTAGCCTTGGTGGGCTTGGTGTAGTATGTTTCCGTCTCGCCTGTATCTACATAGTCGAGACGATCCGCCATGTTAGATACAGCGAGATGAACCCGCTGCCACATATTCTTCATGGATGCGTTCCACCGATCACGGTAAAACTTTTCCAACTCGGCTTCACGCTCACGCGCTGCGGCATCTGGTACGTCTTGACGCCAATCCGCTGCTGTACCCAATGGCATAAGCTGTGCGCTGAAGTGAAACTTCTTACGCATATCCTCGGTGGACACGTACTCGGTTGCATCGAACAACGGGCCTAGTTGCAACTGTGCGTCGATCACTTTGTCCTGATACACGTTGAGGAATGCATCAACCGCATTCCAATATGTCTTGCCACACTCGGACATTCTGCTGACCCAATCCGCTGACCGTACCGTTGGCACGATGTTGACGCCCTTGATCCAAGGTGACGTTAGGGCATCATGTTCTTTGCGGGTCGCGGTGATTACCTTTTGGATAGCGTCTAGTTCCTCGCACTTACCTAGCAGGTCTTTGTATAGACGTACCACGTTGGTCGAGACGCCGTTGTTGTCGGCAACCTCCTCACCCGCGCGTTTGTCTTTCTTGCTGCCACTAAAATTGCCAATGGACAGTACAGCAAGACTAGCCATGCTGCTGATGTTGACCACATCTACAGATGGGGCAGCTTGAAAGGTGTTTGTGTCGTTATCTAACATTGTCGTTCTCCTTGAACGTAGGGTTACTAGGACGCGTCCTAGGGCTTTATCATCAGTGCGGAAGGAGCCACCCGCCGCATACGGTAGCCAGTTCGTAGAACCAGTTACCGTTTCAAATTATTCTTCGTCCATTACGATTTGCACAGCGCGGTGCACTTCGTACAGGCATTGTTGTACCTGCTCGGCTGTACCGCCCTGCGCTACGATTGCGCGTCTAGCCGTACTAAACTCAAACGGTACAGAGTAACCGTCTGTCTTTACCGCTACGCAGAAGTCCTTGAGGTAGGTGACAAGTTCATCCTCCCATCGAGTATTACTGTTCATTGTTATTCTCCTAACGGGCCATTGAGTTGATCCATGTCTGACTGCTCACACACCTCATTGAAGTGTCTGGCTTGCGCTGCCTCTGCGTGTAGCCGCCCATGTTTTAAGAGGAACGATAGTTCATCCCGCAACCGCGTGACTTCCTCGGTGGACATATCAATAAATTCATCCTGCACGGTGAACGTGTAGATGGTGTCCTTACCCTTTGGCGTTACCACTTGAAGCGATAACTCGGTGTTGGCGTCTAGCCCTTTATATTTCATTCCCATTGTAGTTCTCCTTATGTACTAGGACGCGTCCTAGCGTGGTTTCTGATTGAGTGATAACAGGTCGCACTTGCGGGTGATCCGCGTGTAGTGACCCTTGGGTGTTGGCACGATTGTCCAACTATCCCGCTCGGTGACTGCTGCCGATTGCCCACAGTCAAGGCACGTTCTGTAACCTAGACGGGCGCGCTTCACACTGTACGCCTCGCCACATTCTTTACACTTGATAGCCATATCTCTCCTCCTTGTTACGCCATCGGGCATAAGAATGGGCAGGTGTAGAATAGCCTACGCCCTGCCCTAACTAATGCTCACTTACTAGGACGTGTCCTAGTTGATTGATCTGTGATCTTTTATTGATCGGTTGTGATTGCCATGAACGCGCTACCGCTCACTTTGTTGGGACACCGTGCCGTGTCCGTAATGTACTAGGATGCGTCCTAGTAGATGCTTGTGCATCTGACTTACTCTCTGGGTGTTCAACCCTGACTAGCCCCTGACTAGCCGCCGCCGTACTTTCTGCTCTAACCTGTCATCAGTCATATCTCCGAGAGTGATGCCCCAACGGGGGAGATCGGTTCCAAGCGTTGCCCTTGTTTGTGTAAGCGTCAATCCTTTCGTTGCTCCGTACAAGTTACGCACTTGATGCAGTCCATCGCTACTAGGATGCGTCCTAGTATTAGCGTGAAGTAAATCCATCTTAGCATTATCGGCAGCACCTAGGACGTGTCCTAGTATGAACCTAGCAATGGCGAGACACAGATCATGCGTCTCAACTAACAATGATAAATAGCGTGGTCGGCTTACACGCGGCCCCCGAGCCGCCCTTTCCAGAACTTTCTTAACTGATACCACTATAGCATACTTATACAGCATTGTCAAGGTGTTTTGAGTGATACTAGATCAATCTGAGTGATAGTGGATCATCTGGTTGTAAATGGTACTAGGACGCGTCCTAGTGTGTCATTCTGTGTAATGTACCGCATTTGTACCAACTAGGGGTCGCGCAAGTACTTGATATTAAAGCAATGTAACAATGTAGCAATGTATCAGGAGAGAAGGTGCGGGGAAATGTTTGGGGGGAGCGAGAGATACATTAGGCCAAAGGGCGGGGGGAGCCTCGCGTATAGTGTATCTTTTTTAGTTGGTACAAATGGTACAAATGGTACATTGTAATAAAATCAATCACTTACAAAAATACATTGTGCTACATTGGTGGTACAAATGGTACTTTGCTTTAAAATCAATACCTTATGCGGTTTCTACCTACTAGGACGCGTCCTAGTGCCGCTTTCTGCCGCGTAGCGCTGCCGAGTAACTGGTTTAGGGGGTTGACAGATAGACAATTTACCTTAATACACTACGTGTATTAACCTTTCACCTTCTGCTACTTGCTGCTGTTGTGCCGCGTAGCGCTGCCGAGTAACTGGCTACTGCGAGTAAGAGGGAGACGTACAGCTAAGTCCTATCGGATCGGGGGAAACTCGCCCAGACTTACTAGGACGCATCCTAGTGCGTGGCGCACCACTCCGCATTGCTACTCGGTAACTGGCATCGCCAGAACTGGCGTCGAAAAAAAGGCCAAAAAAAAATGGCCGACCAATTAAGGCCGACCAGATTATTAAGATAGTTTTTGTTCTGCTATTGACGTTACAAAATTTAAAAGTTTGTCTTGAGCCTTGTTTGCGGCTTTCAATCGCCTAATTGTTTCTTTCAATTCTTTTACTTGTTCAAGTAAAATATCGCGTTCTTGTTTGTAGCAAATTGTGTACTTGATACCTTGTGACATTGTTTATTCCTTTCAAAAAAATGGCCGACCAATTAAGGCCGACCATGTTAGTTTATGCTTTTGCAATCATCTTGTTGAGGTCTGCAAGAGCCTTATCAAAAGCGGCGGTGGTGATGTTATCCGCGTATTCAATGTCACCGTCTTTTGAAAGTTTGGCGCACTTTTCAAGTGCCTCTTGCATCTTTTTGTTATCGCTCTTTACAGGCGATCCGATGGTGCGCGCTTGTATTTTATTCAAGGCTTTTTTGTATCGGTCACCTTTTTGCATTGCCCAATCTTTTTTGGTTTTAGTTCCCAAGCCTTTTGGACCTTTTATTGCCATATCTTGCGGCACTTCGTCGGTGCCTTTGTTCGTCGCGTCCCATACCTCTTGCCCTAAGATAGAGACGCAAATTAATTCATATGCCCAATTGTAAACGGCCATGTGATAGTTGTTGTCGCGTTCCTCACCTAACGGGCGGCGTAAGTAAGCAAACTCTTTGGCCGTAATAACTTTGTGGGTTATTACCTTGCCATCGTCATCTTTGGTTTCATTGCCGTCATCGTCTAACGTGGGCGTGTCAACCCCGATGGTATTCACGAACAATTCAGTAACGTTATCCCACGCTGTATTGTTCTTGTCGGTCGCCTTTTTTGCGCTATCGTTTGCGCGCTGCGCATCGCCCAATAGTTTGATATGTTCAGGAGTAATAAAGAACAGTTCAGTTTGTGTTTCAGTAGTCATTGCAAAATTCCCTTTTGCTGTCGGCGTAGACGTTGGTGCCCCGCTCCGATGAATTGGTTATGCCATAGGATGATATTTAAACAATAGATAAGACAATCAAATACAAGTATATGATACTGATTAACCTAGGACGCGTCCTAGTGTTATGTTATAACATACGCTACCCCCACCTACCCCCAACCCCCCTCGATTGATGCTCGCCGCATTGCTCTGTATAATACTAATTCAGACGAATTTTTTACGTTTCTACACGTTTAGGTAGATACTCGCTCTAGTTGTACCCCCCTACCTAAAAAACCCCCCTACCCAAAAATATTATTATGGTGTAAAAAAATTTTATACGTGTTGGAGGACACCGCTATGGACCCAGACAAGATCATAGACTTCCCCGTGCTGTCTGAACTGGATCGGCAGTTTCTTGAATTAGAGAAACAGCAAAAGCTAATACGCGAGCAGACAAAGCGCATAGAAGATGATAAGCTGGCTAAGTTTATAGAGGATTTATACAAGTGACTATAGCAGTAGATGTGCAAACTAATGTGCCTGTGCCAACGGATAACCCGTCTATACCGCTTACCGAGCGTATAGCTGCCGCTGCCGAAACTACTAAGCTACTTGCAGAGCATGGCCTAGAAATAGAGGCTAGCAATGCAGACAGAAACAACGCTGCAGCTATTGCAACTGCATTTGCCGAAGACCCTGTGAAGACTGCGAAGAAGGCTACACCTAGGCGCACTGCGGCTTTAACACCCGCTACGTTGCTTTTAACTGATCGAATCCTTAAAGATTTTGGTCATTCTGTCGTTAAGAACTCTATACAGATAAGGCACCTAGTCACAAACAAACTAATCGAAGAGACCGAAAACCCAGACGCACGGATACGTATACGCGCACTAGAACTACTAGGTAAGGTCTCAGACGTGGGACTGTTTGCCGAGAAAGCCGAAGTAACTGTCACTCACCAGACTACAGATGATATCAGAGATAGACTGCGGGATAAGTTAACTAAACTCGTAGATGTTACGCCAGACGATGACGTAGAAGATGCCGTAGTCCTAGATGGTCAGACTATAGACATAGACGCTGAACTCGGGATAAGCGATGAAGGATAACGTCACAAATGGCTTCTCCGAGGAAGAGGTTCAGCAAATGCTGGACAACTTGGATAGTTTCTCAGACGAAGAAATAGCCGAGATAGACAAGCTAGTAGAAGAGTTAGGTATACGTAAGCGCAACAAGACCGCCTACGATGACCTGATAGAGTTCTGTAAACGGATGCAAGATGACTACATAGTAGGGCGTCACCACCGTGTCCTTGCTGATCTGCTGATGGCTATTGAGGCGGGTGACGAGGACCGTATCTGTGTCAACATACCTCCACGTCACGGCAAGTCCCAGCTAGTATCTATATTTTTCCCTGCGTGGTTCTTAGGTCGTAATCCTAATAAGAAGGTTATGATGGTGTCACACACCACTGACCTAGCTGTGGACTTTGGACGTAAGGTACGTAACCTTATCTCCCTAGATGACTACAAAGAGATATTCCCTACAGTTAAGCTAGCGGTAGATAGTAAGTCTGCGGGGCGTTGGAATACGAATTTTGGTGGTGAGTATTATGCGTGTGGTGTTGGTTCTGCTCTTGCTGGTCGGGGCGCTGACCTCCTGCTCATTGACGATCCCCACTCAGAACAAGACGTTATCAACGGCAACTTCTCCGTGTTTGAGAGAGCATACGAGTGGTATACCTTTGGTGCGCGTACTCGTCTTATGCCGGGTGGTCGAGTAGCTATCATACAGACGCGCTGGCACATGGATGACCTGACAGGTCGTGTGACTTCTGACATGGTGAAGAACGAGAAGTCAGATCAGTTTGAGATTATAGAGTTCCCCGCCATCCTAGACTCTGAAGATGATGACGGTAAGCCCATACAGAAACCACTGTGGCCTGAGTTCTTTGACTTAGAGGCGCTGCTACGTACAAAGTCATCTATGCCCACGTTTCAGTGGAACGCACAGTATCAGCAGCAACCCACCGCAGAAGAAGCGTCTATAGTTAAACGTGAGTGGTGGCGCGTATGGGCTGACGATGATCCGCCTGACTGTGAGTACATCATAATGTCGCTTGATGCTGCAGCCGAGAAACACAACCGCGCTGACTATACATCGCTGACAACATGGGGTGTGTTCTTCAACGAAGAAGAGGAGATGCACAACCTCATCCTGTTGAACGCTATAAAAGAGCGTATGGAGTTTCCAGAGCTAAAGGAGCTAGCTGTACGGGAATACCATGATTGGGAACCTGACGCGTTTATCGTGGAGAAAAAGTCATCGGGGTCAGCTTTGTATCAAGAGATGAGACGTATGGACCTACCTGTGCAGGAGTACACACCTCACCGTGGGTCGGGTGATAAGATGGCACGTCTTAACTCTGTGGCTGACATAATACGGTCAGAGTTGTGTTGGGTTCCCGCTAAACGCTGGGCAGAAGAGTTAGTAGAAGAAATAGCTGGGTTTCCGTTTATGTCTAACGATGACCAAGTTGACTCTACAGTTATGGCGCTGTTGCGTTTTAGACAGGGTGGGTTCATACGACTACCCACCGATGTGTGGGATGACGAGCCTGATATACCTCAAAGAGCGGACTATTATTAACGTGCTAGCTTTATCACGTAGGTTTTGGTATCACGCCTGTAGGACGCTGGCCGCGTCCCGTGGGGGTGTTCTGGGTTTCCTCCCAACCTATAGGGCACCCTCACATCGACAAAGATATGTTTATTTGCTAGAACTACAAAAGAAACACCGTAGCGAGGCCCGACATGGCGATTGAAAAACTTATGACTCCTAACGAGCTTGAGATTATGGGCGCAGGCCCAGAACTAGAAGTAGAGGTTGAAGCCGATACTGATAGCGCAGTCGAAGTCGAGATGGATGATGGGTCTGTAGTTATAAACTTCGGAAGTCCCGGACTTGATGATGACCTTGATGCAGCTATGGCAGATCACAACGCGAACCTAGCCGAGGGTATTGAGGACGCGATGTTGGAGAGCATGGCGTCTGAGCTAGTTGAAGACTTCGATAATGACCGTGCGTCACGTAAAGAATGGGCTACATCATATATAAACGGCCTAGATTTGTTGGGTATGAAGATTGAGGACCGTTCACAGCCTTGGCAGGGAGCCTCTGGGGTGTACCACCCTATGCTCACCGAGGCTGTAGTACGGTTCCAAGCGCAGGCTATGAGTGAACTTATGCCTGCATCTGGCCCTGTTAAGTCAAAAATCATCGGTAAGATGACACCTGAGAAATTAAAGCAATCTAAACGTGTAGAAACAGAACTTA